TTGGTCCTGGTAAGAATCAACCAATCACCTTCTGTTAAATCTATGTCGTTAAGTTTGTATCTTTCAAAAATCATTCCGCTCTCTGACTTTGGCAAATAATCTTTTTGTATTCTGTTATAATAAATTCTGTTAATGACTCCTAAAGCTTTTTGTTGTATAATGCTTGGCACTCTTTCAGATTTATTTAGAAGTATTTCTCTTGACTCCCAATTTATAAAAGACTCTACATCTGCACCAGCCCAACCAAATATTGCTTGATCATCATCGCCTGCAACCCACACATCACATCCTGTGTCTTCTTCTATTTTATTTATCATAGCCCATTGTATCAAAGACAAATCTTGTGCCTCATCTACAAATATAACTTTAAACTTTGGTGTCTTATCTTCGTGTTGTTTTAAAAATTTTTCTAACATGTCTGTAAAATCAATCAGACCATATGTTTTTTTGTAGTTGTTTATCTCTGTTTCTATGGCCAGTAGTTTACTTCTCTCTATCCAGGTCAGGTGTTCATTCAAATCAAACTGATCCCCTACTGGTATTTGTTTAACTCTAGCTAAATTAATAATGCTTAGATATTCACTATCTGATGAAAAGATTCCATTAAAGTTATTTGTCTCATAGGCTGCATATTTAATTTGTATACCAGCGCTTTCACCAATTGCTTTGTAGTTACCCTCCTGCATTACGTTTTCTTCTTTGAGTCCTAAATTATTAAATGCAAGTGAGTGTAATGTTTGGAAATATTTTATATCTTTTTTTTCAAGGTGTTCATTTCGGGCCAAGAATCTATCCCTTGCTTCACCTGCTGCCTTACGTGTAAATGCAAAGTATCCTATCTGTTCAAGTCGTGTCCCTTCTTTAACATACTTATGCACGGTGTTTAATAATCTTCTAGTTTTACCTGTACCTGGTGGACCTACTACTTTATATCTAGCCATTAATAGTTGTTTTCCTTTCTTGGTACTGGTTTGTATTCTATTTTATCTACATGTAATTGTACTACCTTACATACTTTGAGAGTCTTACCATCTACATTTAGAGAATGATCAAACTCTACATTACATTTGTCTTTTAATTTTTGTGCAATCTTTTCTTCTGGTATTTTCCAACCATTACCTAAGTGCTCAATAAAAGAATTAAATCTAAAGTAATGATAACCCTCTTCTGTATAGCATGAGCCATTGTGTATTTGATTTCTTTGATGTGCCTGTGGTCCATTGATACAGTATTGAAACAGCTCTTCTTCTAATCTGTCTTCTACCTGAGTTCCTTTTGGTGGTGTAATCTTCTGTCCATTCCTACGCCACTCATTTAATTTTGCTCTAAAATCTTTTGGTTTAAGTGGTTCAAAGTACACTCCTGTTTGTTGCCACACTAAATTTAAAACTTCTTTTTGTGTTGTCATTAGTTTTGTATTACTAATGATGACCTGTATCTTGTCATCGTTTGGCATAATGACATTGAATCTGTACTCTGGTTCTGCATAGGTAATCATTTCAAAATCTTGTATCTCTGGAAACACAGAGATGCTGTCTGATTTAACACCAAAAGCTCTTTTGTAACAAAGACTACGCATACATTTATCTTTGATAGGATCTTCATAACAAGTATGTCCTGCTGTCTCCCCCTTCCACGCTTTGATTTTAAGATCTAGTTTTGCTTTGTCCCATGGTGTTTCAAGATAACTATAGTTTGCTGCAGATACCTGGTCAGGCCATTTGTCTTTGTATTTCTTTTTAGCAAAGACCATGTAGTTGTACATAAATCTATCTCGGCCATCATCTAGTTTTGTTTTAGAACATAGAGCTAGACATGGTGGACCATCGTCAAACTCTGGGTTGGTGCCTACTAAAATATTTCTGTGTGTATCTTCTACTAATTTATCTAGTGTTTCTTTATCTATCTTAGATTCATTGGCAAACTTTATAAACTCTTCTACAGATAGTTTAGAATTATTCTTATCTATGGCATATCGATTTGAGCTACCGTTGTTGTAGTATGGTAGGTTAATAAAGTTTCCTGGTTTTATGTCGCCTTTGTCATCCTTCTGTAATTCTTTCTGTTTAGGAAAAACCTCTGTTGTAGGTTTTAATCCTAGGGGTAGTAGAAAAGCTTTCAATGCTTCTATCAAATCTACCGTAGGTATTGCCTCCTTTAAAAATATATAACAATGTAATCCACCACTCTTAGAAAGTATTGGAACCAATGGTAGTTTATATTGTTGGAATAATGCTAAATAATTTTCTACTTTAAATGTGCCATAGTCTGGTGGGTCAATGTCTATGCATCCAAACTGTGCAGTCTTGTCTATTCTACATGGTTGTATACCAATAGATTTTTTACCTTGTAAATGATTGTAGTAATCTTCGTCAGTGACAGGTCTACCTGCCCACTCGTAGTTAGGTTTTATTTTATTTTTATCTGTATCAACAGATGTATTAGACATGTCAGCCATGCCAAAGTCACCCTCATACCCTTTAAATAGTTCTATAAATTCTTTATCCATAATGATCCCGGGTCGGGGTAGCTCCACTCTCGCTTTACTACCCCTTTCCTCACGAAGAGGAATCTAGTAATTAGATTCTTCCGTTGTAGCCGTAGCGTTACTCTGTTTCAAAGAGTTATGGAATTCTTTCGCCATTTGATATAGCGATGCGTTATCCACTTTCTTGGCTAATGATACTTTGTATCCGTGCCAAGTAAAACTTCCGCTGTTTTCTACAGATTGTAATTTGTACACTCGTGAAAACATTGGTGCTGGTAAAGCTTTGCTAGTTTTAGGATCAGTTTCAAATTGATCTTGCATCAATGAGTTCCAACCTCTACTCACTTTTAATTGAGTAGACTTCATAGCCATTAAAGCTTTCTCTGGTTTGTCACCATTGATAATTACAAAATGATTTGCTGTTTTGATAATTTCATTTCCATTATCTAAACAATCTTTTCCTTGAGCATTCTTCTTAGTTTTAGCTAAGATCTCTGGGCCTCTGTCCGGACTGATAGGTCTACCCTCTCGTCTTTCAAAAGGTGCCCACTCTGGAAATGTCAATTTGTAAAAGCAAGGTATAACTTCTATACCCTTCTCTCCATCATACAGTCTTTTAGTTACTGTATTATAGAACATTCCTGCTTCTGCTCCTTCTACATAGTTCGCATGTTTCTTTTTAGTCTCATCCGAACCACTTTGTAATAGCTTGAGAAATGGTAAAGCCAAATCGTCTTTATCTATGTTCTCAAGTCCAGCACCAGCATCCTGAATAAAATTCATCTCTGCTGGTAAGTTACCTTCTTTTTTTATAGTAACGTCACTTGTTTCTTGTGTCATGTTATTTGTTCCTTGTTATTTTTGTTTTGTTTCCCTTAAACAGATTAAAATGTTCAGAAGGCAAATCTTCACCACTTTCAACTCGCTCTCTGTACAGTGCTTTTAATGTCATAGGTTCTACCTTTAATTTTTGTTGTGGTTGGTAGCCTTGACTTTCTGCAAGGTTAGCATAAGTGCTAGCCTTATCATCTTCGCCACGACCAAAGGAAACAGTAATCTCATTCTTAATAAGATCACCCAGGTCATTGTCTCGAAGCCATCTAAACGCATTCTCCTTTTGTGCTACAGGAATTGTTGCGCTATAAACTTCTTTAACTTCTATGGCAGAACCATCTTGAAGTTTAAGAGTTTTTAATTTCATCTGATCCATAATTTCAGGGATCACTTCTGCTGATATTTTATCTGCTTGTGCTTTCTTTTGTTTTAGAAGCTGTTCTTCTCTTTCAATTTCAGTTTCTAATCTTTGTAAGTCTAGCACATGCTTTGACAAACTATCGACGTTTGCTAATTCATTCACTTGTTCTGGTGAATCTTCTACAAACATTTGTTGTAGGTTTTCATTACTCATCTATTTCTCCTTTCTCGTATAGACTGACTCTGATCGGATAATATGTGCTTTCTTGTCGATCCCATTTTAACAAATTGTAAATTCCATTTGTTATATCGGATACTATTGAACATGCAATACCAATTATAGCTGGATCACCTGTTAATAATAAATAATCTTCTTGAGTAAAGTCTTTTAACTTTTGTCTAAGATTATATACGATTGGTCCAGGACTAAAAATTATTTGAGAGTCTTCCCTTAATAAAACTTTTATGTCGCCATATTTTTGTGCGCCCATAATATTTATTTTAGGTCTCCCTATTCGAGTGCCTGGAATTTCTTGGATTACATATACTTCTGATCTGTCTTTCATGCTTGACAATATAGGTGCTTATGATTATATTGTCAACTAGAAAGAAGAACTATGGATTATAAATTTAAAACAAAACCTTACGCGCATCAAATGATTGCGTTAGAAAAGTCATGGAAGAAAAAAGTATTTGCATACTTTATGGAAATGGGAACAGGTAAAACTAAAGTTGCCATAGATAATATAGCTATGCTGTATGACCATGGTAAAATTAATGGGGCTCTTATTATTGCACCTAAAGGTGTATACAAAAACTGGTATTCACAAGAAATACCTACACATTTACCAGACCATATTGAACCTACTACTGTGTTATGGCAATCACTAATCAATAAAACACAGCAGCAAAAATTAGACACACTGTTCAAAACGGGTCATGACTTACATATATTAGTTATGAATGTAGAAGCATTCTCTACTAAAAAAGGTGTAGATTTTGCAGCTCGTTTTTTAAACTCTCACAACACATACATGGCTATTGATGAATCAACAACTATCAAAAACCCTGGAGCTAAACGTACAAAAAATATTGTAGCATTAGGTAAAGCTGCAAAATACAGACGTATACTTACTGGCTCACCTGTAACTAAATCACCATTAGATTTATATAAACAATGTGAATTTTTAGATGAGTATTTACTGGACCACTCTTCTTATTATACATTTAGAACAAGATACGCAATCATGCGTAAAGCTATGTTCAATGGGAGATCGGTTGAGATAGTGGTTGGATATAAAAATTTAGCTGAGTTATCTGATAAATTAAAACCTTTTTCTTATCGTGTTCTTAAAGATGATTGTTTAGATCTACCTAAAAAAACATTTATGAAACGTGTAATTACTTTGTCTGCAGAACAAGACAAACTATATAAACAAATGAAACAAATGGCTCTTGCACAATTAAATGGCAAGATGGTTACCAGTGCTAGTGCGTTAACACAATTGATGCGACTACATCAAATAACTTGTGGTCATTTCAAAGCTGATGATGGCTCAATACAAACTATCAAAAATAATAGACTCAGTGAAATTATGGAATTACTAGAAGAAGTAGAGGGCAAAGCTGTGATATGGGCCCACTATCAATACGATGTGCATGAGCTAGTAAAACATATTAGTAAAGAATATGGAGAAGACAGTGTCGTCACCTATTATGGTTTGACACCACAAGAAGAAAGACAAGATAACATACGTAAATTTCAGGACGACCCTAAGTGTCGGTTTCTTGTTGGAACGCCTTCTACGGGCGGCTATGGCATTACTTTGACGGCTGCAAACACCGTAATCTACTATTCTAACGGATAGGACAAGAAAAACCTATGACTTACATAGATATTATATGTGAAGATACGGTTGATGAAAGAATTGTAAAAGCTCTTCGTAAAAAAATAAACATTGCAACAGAAATAATGGGAGAACAATTAAAAGAATGGATATAAAATACGAAATAGAACCTACATTTAAAATAGAATTTTTTAAAATTGAATGTGTTGATTTTAAAAACAAAAAGAAAAAATTAGAGAAAGTATTAGCTAGATATCCAGAAATGCCTCAAACTAATTTTAAAAGTAATAGAGACAAATGCAGTATTAACACAGAATTTAGACAGATATTTAAAGATGAATTTAATTTAATTTCTACTAAATATAATTCTAAAATATTGTTACAAAGAGTTTGGTCTGTTGTTTATAACAAAGGTGACTATCATGTGCCACACAACCACAGCTCTACTGGTTATTGTGGTATACTTTATTTAGATATGAAACCAGACTCACCTAAAACTACTTATATACAGCCATGGAATAATGAAGACGATCGAAGTGTTTTATATACTCCACAAGTTAAGTCAGGTGACATAATGATAGTGCCACAATATTTATGGCATTACACAGAACCAAATAAAATAAATTTTAAAAAAAGAATTTTATCTTTTGATTTTGTCTTATAAAATGTAGGACTCGTATACGTAGCGCGCTAGAATTTTTAAACTACGTCTTTTGCTGAACCTAATATAGGTTTGTATTTAGTTTTACCCTCTGATCTATACGCATGTAAAAATGATGCTCTAGGTTGGTCTGGTATCCAGCTGCAATGTATCCACCCGCTGTTGGGTTCACCAGGAGTATAGAACTCAAGGATCAATTGATCTGGCGTAAGATTATTTTTAATCCAATCAAATAGTTCAGCGTTGTCTGTGTTTATTACTTCGAAGTCTGCGGCTTCGGCTTTGGCGTGCTGTGAATTTATAGAGCTACCAATAGCTTGACATAACTCTGGACTACGATATCCGCTAGTCACCTTGACTCTGCCGAAGTGATCACGCACTGGCTGTAAAATATTTTCGCACAATGCTTTTAATTTTTCTATTTGTTCTGCATTAGGATTGTTGTTAATGCCCTTACGTATAGCAGTGTCTGATTTAGTTAATTCTGAAAGAGTAAAATTACGTGAAAGATTCATAGTTTATTGTTTAGTTAATAACATAAATATCATATTAGCCATTCCCATTATAAGCATTCCTGCTGACACCAATACAATTTTCTCAAGTCTACTTATTTGAGATTCTATTTTATGTATTTTGTCATGAGTTTGTTTCTGCATAATTCTGCATAACTTTTCATGGTCTTCTATTTTTTGTAATGCGTTCTTAGCCATTATACTGTTACATTCCTTTGTTTTCTTCTCAAAGCTTTTTCCGTGTTAGATAGTAAAGCTTCCTCTGTTGATGTCAAGCCTGTATCTTTGTTAATACCGGTAGGCAGTGCCGCAGTTTTTACAACTTCTTGCGAAACATTCTCAGTGTTTACAGGTACATTATTTGGAATAGTTATTGCTTCAGATACTTGTGTAACTTTTTCTTCTTGCGGAATACTTGATACTGGTTCTACTTCTACAGGTTCTTCTTTTAATATTTCACCTGTTAAGAACCAATGTTCTAATTGTTTGTTGTCTAATCCTAATGGAACTCTCATCCATTTTTGTTTTATGTTATTTAATTCTGATCTATTAAAAATATCATTTAATGTAAGGTCAGCATATTTTTCAGGATTATTCTTTTTAATTCTTTGTAAAATTTTAGGATATATAGATGTTACATCTAACGGTGGTAAGTTAGTTGGATTGTATACACCTTGTAATAACATATTAATTGTTTGTTTACTAAATCCTCTTCTGTCTCTTAGTTCTTTAAATATTTCGTAACGAGATAGTTTTAAATCATCTTGTAAAAATTTTACAAACTCATAGGCTCTACTATATTCTCTGTATTTATTTTCTTGTAAATTGTTAAATTCTTTTGATAATAAAAATGGATCTTCTATTAATTTTTGTGGGTTCGTTGCATCTCGTTTAAAATCCTTGTCTGCACTTGTAATTCTTCCTGTAAAATCATTAATGATATATGTAATACTGTTTATAGGGTTTTCTTTTTTAGCACCTAATCCTAAAAATAATTTTAATAATTCGTTTGTAGTATTGTACTTGTCACCAGCTTTTGTAAGATCTCCTTCTGCAGCTTTAAATACTTTAGCAACGTTTTTAAATGTAGTAGGATTTATAGAATCAATTAAGTGTGCAACACTTTTACCTAGTATAACATCATAGCTATCATTTCTTACATCGTAAATAATTTTACCAGTTTTTGTTTCGCCACCTCTAGCTCCCGGTACACCAAAAGATTTTGGAGTTATATCTAATATTGCTTCTGTTAAAATTGATTCTTCTAAGAATGGTTCAAACAATAATGTAAAACCACCTTTTTTCTTTTCATCGTAATCATAAAAGAAACCTTTAAAAAACCTTTCATAAATTGCTTCATCACTTTGATCAGTGTTAAACATCTTACTAGTTACTGCTTCAACGGCATCTTGCACTCCTTCAAAAGGTTGTTCTCTACTCCAGTTCAAAGTCCAAAATGTTTTGTCATCTCTCATTTTACTAATAGGATATATAGTTGAGTTTTTGTCGTACCATGGTGAAAACCATCTTTGGTATTTTTTAATAAACTCTTCATCAATATTTGTTATAGCTCCTGTTGCTGCAAACAATCCTTCTTGGAAACCATACAACGTAGCGTTTAAACCTATTAATCTTCTTGCTCCCATTTGTCTTAGGAATGGGTTACTAGATGTCAGTTCCCTGGTACCATATGCTAGTGTATTGTAGATGTTTCTAATTGTTTCTGATCTAAATGCTACGAAGTTACCGACCGGTAATCTTCTCCAGTTTCTAACTATGCTAGGAACCATGTTGTAGTTTGGATAAACGTCAACAATATATTTAGCTGCAATTTCTCGTAAAGCTTTGCCGTATGTTTTTTCAGAACCATCTAAATTTGTTGGGTTCCATCTCATTTTAAATACTTCTCTAAACTGATTAGACACAAGGTCTTGCCATTTGTATGGCACTGTTCTACCAGACTCTACTACATAGCCTAATTTTTTAGCAGCATCGACTGTTAAACCTCGTAAAGGTATAGCGGCTAGCATTTGTGATTTAGTAAATTCATATCCGTATGCTTTCCATACGTTATCTGATGCTTGATAAAATTCTGTTGCTTTTCTAAAGATTGGGTTTTGTAACATATACTTAAACAACTGATCTGTGTTAGCAAATCTATTGGCAGCAATATCACCGATGATTGCTTCTACCTCACCAGCTACAACTGAACTATCTATAATTCCTTCGTCAGAATATTCTTTTAATTTTTTTCTCATAACGTTAGGATTAATTCTTCCGCTACCTACTACTTCACCAAACACGTATTTCATTGCGTCTAACACGCTTGCGTGAGCTCCAATGTGTCCTTGCATTAAAGAAAAGAACATAGCAGTTTCAAAGTTTCTAGTTTGTGTCATCAAAGATAAAACTGTTTTACTTAATTGTGCTGTAGTCTTGGCTGCAAGAAACGCTTTGTATGGTGCCCACTGTAATAAAAAGTCTGTAGCTAAAGCATCACTTGCAATACCGTTAGCAATCTCTGGCGTAGTATAATAATTGCCTTTTTTTCCTCGGGTATATATTTTTGCAATGTCAATGTTAGATGTTCTTGCTATAGTTTGTATAGGCACTAAAGATTTTGCTACATATTTTTGTACACCTTCCATAGCAAATTTTTCTGGGTCCGATACAATCCAACCAGATTTTAATCCTTCTTTTAATATTTGTCTGTGTGTAAACAAGTGAGATAATAATTGTGCTTGTTGTGTTACTGTGTCTGTAATTACAGTAATAGGGTTGTTTACTTTACCCATCAAGTCTTCAATAACTTTTGGTAGTGTTTGTTTTTTAGCTAAAATTTTATCAGGTGTAACTAAAGAAGTTATAGCCTGCATTCTTTTAATAGGACTACCACCTTCTTTACCATATTGTATTATCTCATCTACTTTTTGTGATGCTATTCTAGATAGTTCTGGCCATAACTTGTCACCCTCTTTTACATTTTTATATTTTTTATTTGTTTTTTTAATTAAGTTTACAAAATAATTAGTAGCAGCATTAATCTTAGCTTGATCTGGTTTGTAGCTTCCTTGAAATATTTCATAAGATGTAGTTAAGTATTTACCCATACCATCAACTATTTCTTTTTTTATATCTTCACTTTTTACATAAGGTTTAATTTTTTTACTTAATCCTTCTATAGTTTTTTGTATATCAACAACAGGTTGTCGTAATACTTCTGGTAAATTTTTAAGAGGTATTTCTCCTTTTAAATACTTTAATACATCATCCCAGTATTGTTTACCTGCAGATACACTTGATGTTGTAAATACTTTATTTGCAAACCCTTTGTTTAATAAATTGTAGATAGATCTATCAATTCTTTTAAGATCAAACCCAACAGATTTTTTAAATTTGTTAGTCATTCTTTCACCTTGAAGCATAATTTGTTTTGCTTCTTTAGTAAAAGGTCCTCTAACTCTTAAAGGTGTAAGTATAAATTTATCTGCAGCAGCCATCAATCTTTCTGACATTGGACCCATAGTAGTAGAAAAGAATCCCCATTTTTCTAATGGTGGTATTTTTTGTGTAATAAAACCACCGCCTTTTTTAATTGCATTAACTACTTGAGGTACACCAGTTTTTCTACTTGCTAAAATTTTAGATGCAGGATTAAGAACTAATGTATTGAAAGGTGAGGCTGTTGCTTTGTATACTCCTTTAACTGTTGCACCAGCTAAACTTAACGCTTTACCACCAACTAGCGTTAAACCACCAATTAATACTGTACCTTCTCCTCCATGTATTAATTTTCTTTTTAAAATTTCTACAGCTTTTTTACGATTACTTAATTTGCTTAGTTCAGTTTCATCTACAGGTGGTAGAAAACCAAAACCTTCTGCAAAAGTTGGTTTGTCTGTATCTGCTGTAATTGATCTACCTATTCCATATTTTACAGGTAAACCCCAAAACCCCATTCTTTGTGCAATGCTTGATGCATACTTTATATTACCAAATTGATCTGTTAAAACTTTACCTGATTTATCTGTTTTAGCTTTTTTCTTTGATAGTTTATCTACAATTTTTTTAGTAGTTCCTGGAAAAACTTTTTTAGAAATAGCACCAAAACTTTTTATTATTCTACCCCCTAAGTAGGTATCAATACCAAACTGTGTAAGTTCGTCGGTTAATTCTTGTATAGCACTGTCTTGATCAAAAGGTCTATCCTTATTTGGATATTGTATGTCGTCTGCTTTTGGCCAGTTGTTTTCTATATACGCTAATGCACTTGGTGCGTTTTCTGGTCCAACTGCATCTACTAACAATGCAGCAAATTTAGTTACTTCTCTTGTTGTATCTAGTACAGGTTCAACAAGTCCAGAAACAATTTTAGTAGATGTCTTGCCGTAGTATTCTTTTTGTTTAAGTTTTGCAATGTCATCTTCTCTGTATGCAAGATCATAAGATTTAGCTCCCTGTAATTCAAATGCAGTTAATCGGTCTACTGTCCCTTCACTAAATAAATCTGGATTGTCTGCTACAAACTTTAATCTTTTATTTGGATATAATAAT